ACCAAAGCTCTTGCTCCTTAACATCCATTCACCTTTTTCTCCTCAACCCTATTAAAGAAACCAGCGCAGCGAGCACGGCCATCGTAAAACCTATGATAAGGCACACCATAATTGTCGCTAGCACGGCAGTCATTCCTCTTTCTTTTCGCTTACAGCGGAGAGCAGCTGGTCTATTGCGAATGATACTGACTGTTCAGTTCTGCGGTTACCGATCTCGTCAGGAAACCAGAGCTTAGTCAGCGCCTCCAGATCTAGGTGCTGTGTACCCTGAAGCTGATCGAACCTATCCAAGAACGCATACTGAGAGGCGTACCACCACTGCTCGTGCTCACGTGCTGCATGCAGCCACTTGGTTTCAATGTCGGGATGGAAGATGCCCGGCCTTCCCATATCAAAACACTCGTGTTGCATCAGACGAAGGTCGGCGTCAGCAATCGGCTCGCTCTTCTGGTACAGGAACGTGCCGTTATCCAGCTGGATATGCTTGGCTGTCTTCACATTGTACTGACGCATGATAAGGTGCATCAGTTCGTCTTCGAACTCACTGATCTCTGGGAACAGGGACTTAACCGGATAGATAATGTCCCCAGTGAACGCCTCTGCTGCGTCGTGAAGCAGTGCTTCAAGAGCGTACTCCTCAGGCACGATATAGGACATAACCACAGAGTGGTGAGCCACCGTGTAGTCCTCCCTAATATGCCCTGCGTACCTGAGGGTCCGCCCCAGTCCCCATGCAATGTTGTAAATATCGAAGTCACCGATCTGCATGTTGGTAAGATCATACAAGGTGCCGTCGATACAGCGCATCATACCGGGCTGGCGCAGATGGCCAGCCTCGTGACGTTTCTTTGCTTCTTTCATTCTACCCACTCCTGAGGAACCTCGGTTCCAATTGCGAATTTTATTCCACGCTTGTTGCACCAATCCGAGTATCTCGTCTTGCTGTTCTTAGATATGGTGTTATCCTTAGCGAACAACATACGTATATCCAGCGTAGGATTCTGTTCAATTACGTAACCCATCTTCCGCCTGTCGTGTGCTGTCCACCTACCCTTAACCTCTATGTAGGTGAACCCGTTGTTAATGACTAGGTCTGGTATGTATCTCCTAGTCTTTGCAGGCTCTACGTATACGATGCTCTCTGGTTCGTACTTAAACGGTATCTTTCTCTTCCCTAGATTATGCGCCACATCAGCCTCTAACCATGAGCGGTAGGGCTTAGGCGGCAGCAGACTCTTTCCTCTTCGTCGTTCTTGGCAAAGGTATTTCTTCGCCTGATTCTTCGAGCGCTTGCTGGGCATCCTCTCCTCCTATTGAGATTAGCTGACATATCTCCATGACTATGTCTCCTACGCTTCTGATTATGGGCTCGGGAACTGCTCCGCTCCAATGCTCATAGCTCCACGCATTCACATCGCTATGGTAATTGAGATTGATGAAGGGCTTCTTCTTGTCTGACTTGAGAAACTCTTCCCACTGGTTCAGTACTTCCATGTAGTAGTAATCATCAGCAGCTAGCGCTACGTGATCCTCTACCTTTACTGAGTTGATAATGTCACGGGCTCTCTTCTCTCCAATACCGTAGATACCGGGGATGTTATCTGTTGAATCCCCGGTCAGCACCTGCATCCAGAACTTCTTGCGCCCAACCTCAGGCAGGATAAGTATGCGCTCGTCCTTTACCCAGTTGTAGTGCTTGCCGGGAATCTGTAGCAGATCCTTGTCGATAGATACGATGACATCATCTTCTTCCTTGCACATAGCCAGCGCATCATCAGCCTCTATCGAGTTGCACATCACTGTTGGGTGGTGCTTCTGGATGTAGGTTCGTATGGCATCATAGTGCACAGGGCGTGGGGCATCACGCCTATTGCCCTTGTACTCCATGATGGTAGCTATGTCGTTGCGGAAGCACTCCCCGCTGCTAAGGAATGTGATGTAGTTGTGATCCGTAACACCAAGTGTTTCCAGTATGGTGCCCATCACGCTCTTCACATTGGAAAGCGCATTCTCTACTGGCTCTATCTCTCTCCTGACTTCAGCTTCCTTGAGTTCGTCTGCTTCCAGCCCATGCGCCTTAGCCCAAGCGCGCATGTCATTGTAGTTTTCAAACCCAACACCACCAAGTGTATACCTGTTGTGCTCGGCAGCGAAGCCGCACCTGTATACAAGGATGTCGCCGTCGATCAGAGCTTTCATTGAATGCTTACTGGTAGCGAGTTCATAGCAGCGTCCATCATATCTAGCTCCTCATCTAGTTGGGGTAGCCTATTGGTCAGCTTCTCAAGAGCCTTGGCCCACTGCACTGCGGCAGGATACTGCCTACTGTCCGCCTCCATTACCCCGGTGTTCTTGTTGAATACACCATATGCAGAGAACGGTTCGCCAGACCCAGTGACCATGATTGTGGGGCGCACTTCGTAGTGCTCGTTGGAAAAGATAACATCATCAAAGTTAATCTGCTCCAGCTCAGTCATACGAAGGTCTTCAGTGTATAGCCCAGCATCAGATTTGCTTTCAAATAATTTCGCCATTAGCTTTCCTCACTTTGTATACTGCTTTCATGTGTTGTACCATTCTACGCTGGCACTCTTTGGCCAGCACCACGCCGCCAGTAATGCGGTTGCGCATATAGATGGGCTCTGCATGGAGGAAGGGATACTCCTTCCTCACATGCTGCCGGATGCGCTTAGCAAGAGAGCCCCGCATTACGCCTCCGTAGGATTCCAAGGCTTGCCGACAGGGGCGGCACCATCATCCTCTTCTTCCTCGGCGCTCTCCGCTGGAGCAAGGCCAGCAAAGAACCGCTCAGGATTAATGCAGCTGCGGAAGATGTGCGCTGCCGTCTCATCGAGCAGACCAAGCGCAGAGTCAAACGCCTTGCCCTTAGTACCAAGAGCTACCTTGTCTGCTGCGATCAGACTGCCAAGAAATTCTGCTGCCGTCTTGTAGCTAGACTGCAACACGATGGATGCCTGTCGATCCATCCCTCCCTGCGCCGGGGCTGGAGCTGGAGCCGGGGCTGCTACGGCAGCTGGCGCTGCCTCCCCGTTGGTTGCTGGCTTCACGTTCTTGGCATTCTTGAAGTTGCCTTTCTGTGTTGCCTCAAATGTCACGATCAGGCCTTCGAGGGCGCTGTAATCCGTCTTGAACGTACCGTACCACTCACCGTTAGCCAAGAAGGAGCAATAGCCCTGCTCGTTGGTGCGTGCCTTTTCCAATAGTGCTGTTACTTGTGACATTACTGTGCCTCCGTTACTGGGAACTGAACTGTTACTACTGATTCTACTTTAATACCACGACGCTTAGCTTCGTTCTCTACGTTAGCAAATACATTTTCCGTCGTAGGTTTGTAGGTTGTTGCGATGTCATGCAACTTCCCGCTCTCGTCCATCACTACTGCTAGGACAGGATTCGACTTGGACACTTATTTCCTCCTCGCCTTCAAGGGGCTCACCCCAATGCTTACCTATTACCATGCCCACACCTAAGGGCACTGAGAAATCTATCTTATAAACTATTGATAAGTAATCATATACATCTCTAGTAAGAGATTGGACAGCTACAGATTCAAAAAGTTCCCTCTCTTCTGGAGGAAATTCTGCTTCGATTGAATCGTGTACTGTGTTAACCAACAGCATCTGTGCATCCCTAGTCCTGTGCCAGAAGTAGGCTAGGCCTATGGGTATGATGTCTGCCGTAGCAAACGACTGGATCGGTGCGTTCATTACCTTGGTACGCACGTTGAGGTACCCGTCCCCACTGACCCTTGCTTCTGGCCAGTAGAAACGGAACCCCCACTCTGTCTCCAGACATTTGGTATTGATTACACTAGCCACCCACTTCTCTTGCCTAGCTACCAGCCCTTGGTACTTGTCTTTGAAGGCTTGGTAGTATGCTCGCTCGGCTGGTGTGCCTGACTGTCCTCCATAGAGAGGCTTGAACGTATGCGCCTTCGCTTCCGTGCGTGATATATCCACGCCCCCTGCCTTGGATATGACATCCTTCGTATATGAGTGTACATCGTAATTCTCCTTGACTTCTTGTAGTATCGTGTTGTCTCTTCCCAAGTAGCCAGCCACACGAAACTCAAGCTGACTACCGTCTGCCTCTCCGAACAGCCAGCCGTCGTGGCGTGGGCTGAACAGTGGCTTGTATATCCGTGGTAGATTCTGGAACTGGCATCCCTTGTAGGAATCAAACATCTTGTAGTACGTGCGTCTACCAGATGACGCTAGCCTGTGTGTAACGGTGCGTCCCTGCGCCAGCTCCCCATATATCATGCAGTCTTTCTCTCTGCAAGCACCGACAAACATGGAAAGGTTCTTGTCTAGTGCTGCCGTAAGACTGGCTTGTTCTTTCCTCAGTTCGATAAATCTTTTCTGACGCTCCGTAGTAGCTCGCAACGATAGGAGTGTCGCCTCGTCTGTCTTTGGCAGTCCATGTGGGAACTGCTTGGTTGCCTTGTTCCTGATTGGCGCACCTTGGCGATCTTTCTTCTCTTCGAACCCAAGCTCACCATAGACGAACCCAGCCACCTGAGTGGGTGAGCGAGGATTGATACCACCCGTGAGCCCATCAAGCTCTGCCATAACCTCTGTATATTTCCTGAGGGTTTCATTGTATTCCTTCTCCACTCTTTCCGGGTCTAGGTGCAGCCCGTTCTTCTCTATGTCAGCTAACGCTGGTATCACTAGGCATCTGGTGTACACTACGGGAAGCAGCCTAGTCAACTGCATCTCCCGCAACTGCTGCAAGAACAGGTCGTGCGTACGGTCCACATCATCCCGACAGTACTTGAGTAGCAGGGATCGTGGTATGTCGGACGGACACACGCCAGCATCTATCATTGACTTAACAGTTTGGTCCTTGCCTTGCATATGCCTACGCTCAAGGCAAGCGTCCAAGTTTAGAGGTAGCTTCCGGTTACCAAGGAGTACCCACTCGGCGGCAAAAGTATCATATACTGGCCGGGACCCAATGTCATAGCCGCATCGCTCAAGCCACTGGAGTTCAAACTTAGCGTTGTGAGCGACGATAAAGTCGGCCCGGTTACAAGCAGCAACGAGTTCCACCATGTCCATCTCACCACCCCACTTGTAGTGGGTGGTGTCTCTGGTCCTCCAGCATGCGAGGACGATCCTGTTGTCTTCATTAAGCGCGCTCCCCATATCAAGGTTGGTTGTCTCGAAGTCTACTACCACGTAGTCGCCTAGTCTGTATACGTTAGGGTCTGGGTTCGCTAGGAACTCAGGCACATTCATACGTACACCCCCGGTATAGTAATTGTCAGGTCCCCTTCGTACAGGCTGAAGTTGCCCCACCCACCAAGGTCGATGAGGATGACCGGGAGCCTGAGGTTGGGGTCATACTGAAGCGCCCACATAGCGTCCATCTCTCGTGGCATGAACTCACGTCGCTTCTCATGCACACGCTGGATGAACGTGTGCTCCCAGTATTTCTTTGGGCCTATGGTTATCGTGGCTTTGACAGGATCATCTATCACTCGATATGGGCCTACCATTACACCACCCTTCGGGTAGTGCGCATACTCTGGCAGCTCGTACCACTCCAGCTCATCCATTGTCATGTTGCGTGCGTCAGTCATGGTCATAGGACCAGTCAACAACATAAGTCTGCACGTTAAATCCATACCCAAACGGCAGTGTCTTACCGCCTCTCTGGTTGCAACAGCATCTCCCCTCATTTCCAATACTCCTCCTCAACCAGTGAGTGTACCTCCATCAGAGCTTCGTACTCTTCCTCGCTGAAGTCCGGCAAGCGTTCAAACTCCCTAACAAATGTGGTACCCTCATAGTCTCGTACGCAGCCCATGTACGTATACAGTAGTTCTCTGTAGTCTATGCTCATTGGTGTGTCTCTACCCGAGACAACGCTCGGTCAACGGCTACGACCAGCTCGCTGTGGTCGCCACCCAGTTTGTTCTTCGCCAGCTTTACCATGCGAAGATTCATTCTCTCGTACTCATCGTTGCTTCCGACCATGATGATCACGTCGCAAGCTCCGGGTATGCCTGTGTTGCTGCCATCCTGTCACCAACCTGAGTGATGGCTATGACTACGCAGTTGTGCCGTCGTGCTATGTTGCGCAGCTCACGCGCTACCATCTCGAGACGCATCGTGTTGTTCTCGGTCTTGGCTGCGATGTTCCGCATCTGATCTACTATCAGTACGTCTGGCTCGTGCCTCCTGACCAGCGCCTCTATCTCGTAGAGAGTACCGGGTGACAGCCCAGCGAACACGCAGTTGTTGTAGCCACGCTCTATTGCTACCTTCATGGCTGCGTCCTTGTGCTTGAACAGCTGCTCTTCAGTCAAGCCAGTGATGCAGGACAGCAAGCGCAAGATAAGATCAGGTATGGGATCTTCGTTGCCTATGTACAGGGTCTTTGCTCCTTGCGCCAAGAACCCTGCGTTAAACGTCGTACCGAACAGTGTCTTACCACGCTCTGGCCTAGCCGCTACTACAATTGAATGGCCGGGCCTCAACCCACCCTTGAGCAGGTTGCCTAATCTAGCTGGCCACAGTTGCCAGCGTCCTTCGCTGTCGAACTTCTTCTCCAAGGCCTCCAGCGACAGGCCGGAGTACTCCTCCGTTACATTGTCCTCCAGTGTGGAGGCATCCATCAACTCGCTGTACTTTGCTAGCAATGACTCGATTCGAATATCATCCTGACTAAGCAAGGCATCGGCAAGCGAAGTTCCTATCTTGGCTCTCTCGTGAGCAAGTAGCTCGCTTGTAATGTTGATAGCAGACGAGTCGGCAGTTAGCACGATGGTCAGCATATCGTTTGCTTTGTCTAGGTGTCGTGGTACATCCTTGAACCTACGCTCTACGGCTTTGCGGAATAGCTCTACGTCTACACGCTCTGCTTCTACATCCTTTTCGTAGTACGAATCGACCAGCTCAAGCAGGGCTGAGCCTAGTGGTG